ATAATAAATATGATTTAACTAGAAGAAGATTAAATCAAGATTTAACTATATTAGGTATTGCAGCTACTAAAACATCATTTAATAGATCAGAAGGTGTTACCGTTGATTATGTAGATCCAGCAAGCTTAGTTTATTCATATACTGAAGATCCAAACTTTGAAGACTTATATTATGTAGGTGAAGTAAAGCCTATTAGTTTAGCAGAACTTAAAAAACAGTTTCCTAATTTAACACCTAGTGAATTAGAAGAAATACAAAAGTATCCAGGTAATCAAAACTATACTAGAAACTGGAGTGGCCGTTATGATGATGATACAGTACAAGTATTGTATTTTGAATATAAAACATATACTAATCAAGTATTTAAAATAAAGCAAACTGCATCAGGCCTTGAAAAAGCATTAGAAAAACAAGATACATTTATAGAAGCACCTGACGGTGACAACTTTAAAAAAGCATTTAGATCAATTGAAGTATTATATTCAGGAGCTAAAATATTAGGTCATGAAAAAATGCTTGAGTGGAAGATGGCTGAAAATATGACTAGACCATTTGCTGACACTGTTAAAGTTAATATGAACTATAACATCGTAGCTCCTAGATTATATAAAGGCCGTATAGAATCAATTGTAAGCAGAATTACTGGTTTTGCTGATATGATACAGCTAACGCACTTGAAACTGCAACAGGTGATGTCTAGGATAGTACCTGATGGTGTTTATATGGATATAGATGGTTTGGCAGAAGTAGATTTAGGTAATGGTACTAATTATAATCCAGCTGAAGCATTAAATATGTATTTCCAGACTGGTAGTATTGTTGGTAGGTCAATGACTCAAGATGGTGGTATGAATCCAGGTAAAGTTCCAATACAAGAACTTGCTACATCAAATGGTATGGGTAAAATACAATCATTAATACAGACTTATGAGTATTACTTAAAAATGATTAGAGATGTGACCGGACTTAATGAAGCTAGAGATGGTACATTGCCAGATAAGCAATCATTAGTTGGTTTACAAAAACTTGCTGCTGCTAATTCTAATGTAGCTACAAGACATGTATTACAAGCTAGTTTATATTTAACACTTAGAACTTGTGAAAATATATCATTAAGAGTAGCTGATGCTTTAATGTTTCCAATGACTAAACAGTCTTTAATGTCTAGTATATCTAGATATAATGTAGGAACATTAGAAGAATTATCTAAATTAAATATGCATGACTTTGGTATATTCTTAGAGTTAGAGCCAGATGAAGAGCAAAAACAAATATTAGAAAATAATATACAAATAGCTTTACAAGCTGGACAAATAGATCTTGAAGATGCTATTGACATTAGAGAAGTTGCTAATTTAAAGTTAGCTAATCAAATGTTAAAGAAGCGTAGAAAAGATAAAGCAGCTAGAGATCAACAAGCGCAACAAGCTAATATACAGTCACAAGCGCAAGCAAATGCTCAATTAGCAGAACAAACAGCTATGGCAGAGGCTAATAAGCAACAGATATTGACTGAGCAAAAAATGCAACTTGAAAAAGCTAAAAGTGATTTTGAAGTACAAAAGATGGAGAGAGAAGCACAGATTAAACAACAGTTAATGGAACTAGAGTTTAATTACAATATGCAACTTACTCAAGCTCAAGGACAAGCTAGAAAAGCTCAAGAAGAATTTAAAGAAGATCGTAAAGACGAACGAACTAAAATACAAGCAACGCAACAATCTGAGTTAATAGATCAAAGAAAAAATGATTTATTACCGAAGAACTTTGAATCCGCTGGCAGTGACACGTTAGGTGGGTTTGGCTTAGAGCAGTTTGGCCCTAAGTAATTTTATATTAACTATTATATTATATTATGTCAGAAAAAGTAAAAGAGGAAGGTTCTTTTAAAATAAAAAAGAAACCAGGTAGACCTAAAAAACTTACCAAAAAAGGAGAAACAATAAAAGTAGATTTATCTAAAAAAGAAGAAAAAGTAGAAGATGCCGTTCAAGAGCAAACAACAGATGAAGTACTTGTTCGCGACGAACCCAAAGCTAGCGAAGAAGTTTCTAAAGAAAACATCGAAGAAACAACTGAAAAACCTGCCGAAGAAAGCAAAGAAGAAAAAGTAATTCCAATACAAGAAATTACTGAAGAGCCTAAGGTAGAAGAAAAGAAAGAGTCAGTTATGGAAACTGCTCCAGAGCCTGCTAAACCAGAAGTTAACTTACCTGAAAATATAGAAAAGTTAGTTAAGTTTATGGAAGAAACAGGTGGCACAGTTGAAGACTACGTTAGATTAAATGCTGATTACAGCAACGTAGACGATAATACTTTAATTAGAGAATACTACAAACAGACTAAACCACACTTAGATATGGAAGAGGTTAACTTCTTATTAGAAGATAACTTTTCATTTGACGAAGACGTGGATGAAGAGCGAGATATAAAAAAGAAAAAACTTGCCTTCAAAGAAGAAATTGCTAAAGCCCGTAAATTTTTAGAGGACACTAAGAGTAAATATTACGACGAAATCAAGTTGAGACCCGGCGTAACTCAAGACCAACAAAAGGCTATGGACTTTTTCAATAGATACAACGAAGAACAGAAAATGGTTCAAGATCAACACAAGAGGTTCCAAAGTAACACTAAAAGCTTCTTTAACCAAGAATTCAAAGGTTTTGACTTCAATATTGGTGAAAAGAAATTTAGATATGGAGTTTCGGATACTGACGGTGTTGCTAATACCCAATCTGATCTAACTAATTTTGTTGGGAAGTTCCTAAATGAAAAAGGTGAAGTAAAAGATTATGCTGGTTACCACAAAGCCATTTATGCTGCTGAAAACGCTGATACAATAGCTAATCATTTTTATGAGCAAGGCAAAGCCGATGCTGTAAAAGATATGATGGCTAAATCCAAAAATGTAAGTAATGAACCTAGAGTAACATCTACAGGTGATGTTTATATAAACGGATTAAGAGTAAAAGCAATTAGCGGTGTGGATAGTTCTAAGTTAAAAATAAAAACAAAACAAAAATAAAACTTAAAACTAATAATTATGGGACTAGACGCAAGTAATGCCCCGGGATTACTCCCACATCAAAAGAGAGTTACTCTATCGAGTAATTATTTATCTTTTGATAGCTCCACAGGTGGAGGAACTTTTGCTCAACAATATCTACCAGAATTGTATGAAGCAGAAGTAGAAAGATTTGGTAATAGAACATTATCAGGTTTTTTAAGAATGGTTGGTGCTGAAATGCCAATGACATCGGATCAAGTTATTTGGTCTGAACAAAATAGATTGCACATTTCTTATGATGGTTGTACTAACAACGGTGCTGGTACTATATTAACTGTTCCAGTTGAAGATGATAAAGAATGTGTTATTAGAATAGGTTCTACAGTAGTTATCTCAAACGGGTTGAAAACTGTAAAAGCTAGAGTACATAATGTTGGCGCGGCTACAGGTTCTGGAAACGCAAGAGTTGCTAATGTACACTATAGAACTTATGCTGTTAATGATGGTTCTGCTATTGACACAACTGCAGGAGCTTGTAAAATATTTGTTTATGGCTCTGAGTTTGCTAAAGGTACTCCAGGTATGGAAACTTTTAATACTAGCGCTCATTCTACTCAAGCAATACAGCCTGATTTTAAACAATTTGATAATAAGCCTATTATTCTTAAAGACTTTTATGAAGTTTCTGGATCTGACGCTGCTCAAATTGGTTGGGTTGAAGTTGCTACTGAAGATGGCACTTCTGGATATTTATGGTATCTAAAAGCTGAATCTGAAACTAGATTAAGATTTGAAGATTATCTTGAAATGTCAATGGTTGAAGCTGAGAAAAAAGGTACTTCAACTTCTGGTGTTACAGTAGATGGTTCTGAAGGTTTATTTGCTGCTATTGAAGATAGAGGAAACATCTATAATGATTTTGCTGGTGCTCAAGGTGCTGGTACAGGTGCATTAGGTGATTTTGATGATATACTTAAGCAATTAGACAAGCAAGGCGCTATTGAAGAAAACATGTTATTCTTATCTAGAGCTACTGCTCTTGATTTTGACGACATGATTGCTACTATGAATGGTGGTTTTGCTGGATCTGCAGGTGCTAGAGGTGCTTCTTATGGTTTATTTAACAACGAAGCTGAAATGGCATTAAACTTTGGATTTGATGGTTTTAGAAGAGGTTCTTATGACTTCTACAAGACTGACTGGAAATATCTAAATGATGCTTCAACTAGAGGTTTAACAGCTGATGTTGATGGTGTTATGATTCCTGCTGGAACATCCACTGTTTACGATCAAATGTTAGGTCAAAACATCAGACGTCCTTTCTTACATGTAAGGTATAGAGCTTCTGAAGCTGATGATCGAAAAATGAAATCATGGGTTGTTGGTTCTGTTGGTGGAGCTTACACTTCAGGTTTAGATGCTATGCAAGTACACTTTTTATCTGAAAGATGTCTTTGTGTGCAAGGTGCAAATAACTTTGTGTTATTTAAGTCTACTGTCTAAATAAAAACAATAATAAGATCCCGCTTAGGCGGGGTCTTTATTAATTATTATATTATATTATATTATGGAAATTAAAGAAAAAAAGGCTCCAGCTAAAGCTGTAGCAAAAGAAATTAAAAAAAATACTTGGGAAATTAAAGATAGATATTATCATTTATTAAATGGAAAATCTCCCTTAACATTTAGGATTAACTCTAAACACTCTTCAAGAAAACCTTTAATGTGGTTTGATCAAGAAAAAGGTTACAATAGAGAGCTAAGGTATGCAACTAATATGTCATCTCCATTTGTCGATGAGCAGGTAGGAGCTGTTACATTAGGACATATTGTTTTTGAAGATGGAGTGTTAATGGTACCTAAATCTGATGTAGCTTTACAAAAAATGCTTTCACTATATCATCCAAATAAAAACAAGTTATACGCTGAAAAAGATGATATACAAGAAGCAACTGATGATTTAGATTATTTAGAACTAGAAGTAGAAGCTTTAAATGCCGCTATGACTATGGACGTTGATCAAGCAGAGGCAATACTTAGAGTAGAACAAGGTTCTAGCGTGTCTAAGATGAGTTCTAAAGAACTTAAAAGAGATTTAATGTTGTTTGCTAGATCAAACCCTAGTTTATTTATAGAGTTAGCGAATGATGAAAACGTAGAATTAAGAAACTTTGGTATTAAAGCTGTTGAAGCTAACATACTAGGTTTATCTCAAGATCAAAGAACATTTACTTGGGCTAGTAATGGTAGAAAACTTATGAACGTTCCTTTTGATGAAAACCCATATTCAGCTTTAGCTGCGTGGTTTAAAACTGATGAAGGTGTTGAAGTTTACAAATCTATTCAGAAAAAGTTAAAATAACAAGTGACTATAATTACAAGGGGCTACTAATGTAGCCTCTTTTTAAAATATTAAAAATGGCAATAAGCGTAGATACTGTATATAAAACTGTATTACTTATTTTAAATA